TCTTCAAGTTAAAGCGGATCCTCATGTCTATTATGAACTGGCAGACCAGTTTACATTTGAGGTTCCAGGCGCTAAATTTATGCCTCAGTATCGTAATAAGTACTGGGATGGAAAAATACGTCTGTTTAACACCCAGAATGGAGAGATATACGTTGGGTTGTTAGATAAGGTTATACAGTTCTGTAAAGACCACGAATACTCCTATGAGTTCGTAGAGAACAAGTTCTATGGTCTTCCTTTTGAGACGAACGGTATGATCTCTAAGGAGGGTGTAAAAGATTATATGAAGTCAATCTGCAAGTATGACCCTAGAGATTATCAAATAGAAGGGGTATACGACGCCTTAAAGCATAATAGAAGGCTGTTGATATCTCCAACTGCTTCTGGAAAGTCTCTGATGATATACTCTCTTGTGAGATATCACGTTGAGAGAGGACAAAATACTCTGATAGTTGTTCCGACGACTTCCTTAGTAGAACAGATGTATAAAGATTTTGCAGATTATGGTTGGGATGTAGGTTCATATTGTCACAAGATATACGCTGGTAGAGAAAGGGAAACTGATTCCCAAGTTATCATCACTACCTGGCAGTCCATCTATAAACTTCCCCGAAAATATTTTGAACGATTTAACGTAGTTGTTGGGGACGAGGCACACCAGTTCAAAAGTAAGTCATTAATATCTATAATGACTAAACTTGGAGATGCAAAATTTCGTTACGGATTTACTGGAACACTTGATGGTACTCAGACTCATAAATGGGTACTGGAAGGATTATTTGGTCCGTCTTATAAAATCATCAGGACAGAAGAACTGATGAAAAAAGGACATGTTGCTAAGTTGGATATTAACGTTCTTCTACTGAAGCACCCTGCCCATAAATTTGAAACTTTTGAAGATGAGGTTCAATATATTATCAATCATGAAAAAAGAAACAAATTTATCAGAAATCTTGCTTTAGATCTTAAAGGTAATACATTAATCCTTTTCTCAAGAGTTGAAGGGCATGGTCAACCTCTTTTTGATCTAATAAATAATGGTAGTGTAGAAGAACGTCATGTGTTCTTCGTTCATGGTGGTGTAGCCACTGAAGAAAGAGAACTAGTAAGAGAGATTACAGAGAAAGAAAACAACGCGATTATTGTCGCTTCATATGGAACGTTTAGTACTGGTATTAACATCAAGAACCTCCATAATGTCATTTTTGCTTCTCCATCCAAATCTAGAATACGGAATCTCCAATCTATTGGTCGCGTGCTCAGGAAAGGAAATAACAAGACTAAGGCAACTCTCTATGACATTGCTGACGACATTTCCTACAAGGCACGGAGAAACTACACACTTAATCATTTAATTGAAAGAATCAAAGTTTATAACGAGGAGAACTTCAATTACGACATTGTAAACATTCCATTAAAAAACTAATATGGGCGAAGAATTCCATGCAGTATTAAAACTAGTCACAGGAGAAGAAATATTTGCACTCGTTAGTGTAGAGGAAAATAGTGGTGATCCAATAGTTCTACTGATGAACCCAGTGATTATGAAATTGATGCGTAACCACATAGGTGAATATGTAAAAGTAAAACCTTGGATGGAAATCTCTACCGATGATCTTTATATAATTAGATATGATAAGATTGTTACTATGACTGAAGTCAAAGAAGAAAAAACTATTGAGTTTTACAATAGATATCTTAATGATGATAATGTTGACTTTAATGATGATGGTAGAACAAAGATATCAGATAAGATGGGATATATCTCTACAGTAGATGATGCTAGAAAAACTCTAGAGTCTCTTTATAGACTTAAAGATAACAAAGAAAGCTAAAGCCATCTCTTCAAAAGCAACAAACAGAGTCTACTTGTATTTCGCTAAGTTGTCAAGCCCTGATTGTATGCTATAATATACATAACGATAGTTTATTGAACAAAATAATGTTATGTCTAAAAAGAAATCGGAACATTACGTTAATAATAAGGAACTTCTTGAATCTCTGATTGTATACAGAGCAAAGGTTGCTGATAGTTTTAGAGAGATCAACGGTAGAGAACCCACTAAGGCAGATAGATCTCAACGGTGGGAAGGTAAACCACAAATCACGAATTATTTGGGTGAATGTTTTTTGAAGATTGCTACACATTTATCATATAAACCAAATTTTGTTAATTACATGTTTAGAGATGATATGATCTCTGACGGTATTGAAAATTGTGTTCAGTATATTCATAATTTTGATCCTGAGAAATCTAAGAACCCCTTCGCTTACTTCACACAGATTATTCATTACGCCTTTCTACGTAGAATTCAGAAAGAGAAAAAGCAACTAGAGATTAAAACTAAAATTATTGAACGTACTGGATTTGATGAAGTTATGATGGTTGATGATAGCTTGCTTTCTGGTAGTAGTTCAGAGTATAATACTATTAAAGATAACATAACTTACAAAACTAACCGCTAATGAAGGTAGCAATTATAAGTGATCAGCATTTCGGCGCGAGGAAGGGTTCAAAGTTTCTTCATGATTACTTCAAGAAATTTTATGATGAAGTCTTTTTTCCATATTTGGAGGAGAGTGGAATTAAGGTAGTAATTGATATGGGTGATACGTTTGATAATCGTCGCTCTATTGATCTGTGGTCTTTGGAGTGGGCAAAAGAAAATTATTACGATAAATTGGAAGAAATGGGTGTGAAGGTTCACACCATTGTTGGTAATCACACTGCATATTACAAAGATACAAACTCCATCAATTCTGTAGATTTATTGCTTAAACAATATAAAAATATTGAAGTTTATTCTGAGTGTGCGGAAGTTGTAATAGATAATCGTAATATACTGTTTGTACCTTGGATCAATGCAGAGAACTTTGAGAATACTGTCAAATCTATTAAAAATACATCTAGCATATGTGCGATGGGGCACCTTGAGCTTAACGGATTTAGAGCTCATCGTGGGCACGTCATGGAAGACGGTATGGACTGCAAACTATTTGAGAAGTTCGAAAAGGTATTCTCGGGACACTATCACACTCGATCAGACAACGGAAAAATCTTCTACCTAGGAAATCCTTATGAGATGTATTGGAATGATGTAAATGATCCTCGAGGTTTTACTATTTTTGATACTGAAACACTAGAACATACTCATATTGATAATCCATATCGTATGTTTTACAATATTTACTATGAAGATACTCCTTATCAGATGTTTGATATTTCTGAATATATTGGTAAAATTGTAAAAGTCATTGTTAGGAAGAAAACCGAACCTAAAAAATTTGAAAGGTTTATAGATAAGTTACATTCCTGTGGTATTCAAGATTTAAAAATTGTTGAGAACTTCTCAGTTCAAGAGAATGAAGAGTTTGAAATTGAAGAAAGTGAAAACACTATTTCAATTTTGAATCGATATATTGACGAAGCACAGTTTGATTGTGATAATACTATCATCAAGGGAATTCTTCAAAAAGTTTATTCGCAGGCTTGTGAGGTTGAGTAATGTTTCTTCTTACTCTCAAAGATAATAAAGAGGATGGTGCTTATGCCGTTCAAAACCGTTATGGTGAAAAAGTCCTCTTTCTTTTTGAAGATGAAGATGATGCTGAACGTTATGCTATGCAATTAAAAGATTATGAAGATGCAGATATGAGAGTTGTAGAAGTTGATGATGCTCTTGCTATTTTGACCTGTAAACGCTATAATTACCGTTATGCGGTGGTTACACCGAATGATATTGTGGTTCCTCCAAGAGATTTAGATGATAACCTTCCAGAAGATTCGTTGGCGTAATTTTTTAAGCACTGGCAACCTCTTCACAGAAATTAATTTTCAGGAAAGTAATACCAATTTAATTATCGGAACAAATGGTGCTGGTAAATCTACAATGCTGGATGCACTGACTTTTGTTTTGTTTAATAAACCTTTTCGTAAAATTAATAAACCTCAACTCGCCAATGCTCAGAACGAGAGAGACTGTATAGTTGAGATTGAGTTTAAAATTGATAATAAAGAATACCTAGTAAGGAGAGGTATCAAACCAAATTTATTTGATATTGTAGTTGATGGAAACGCTCTCCATAGGGAAGCAGATGATCGTGCTATGCAACGTGTCTTAGAAGATAATATTCTTAAAGTTAATTACCGCAGTTTTACTCAAATTGTAATTCTGGGTAGTAGCACCTTTGTTCCTTTTATGCAATTGACGAATACAACTCGTCGTGAAGTGATTGAAGATTTGCTAGACATTCGTATCTTTTCTTTGATGAATAATATTCTTAAGGATAAAATTCGTACTCAAAAAGAACAAGTAAAATCTCTTGACTTAAAGAAAGAAACTCTCAAAGACAAGATGAAGATGCAACAAAACTTTATTGATGAGTTGGAGAATCGTGGAAAGCAGAATATTGAAGGAAATAAGAACAAAATTATAAATCTTATGAATGAGGTTGATGGATACCTTCAAGAAAACATTAAACTTCAAGAAAATTTAGAAAACACTACAAAGAAACAAGGAGAAGTTGCAGGTGCAAGGCAAAAGTTATCAAAACTAAACACACTTCGGGGAAAAATCTCTCAGAAAGTATCTGCTATTACGAAAGAGCACAAATTCTTCATAGAGAATACGGTATGCCCTACTTGTACTCAGGAGATTGAAGAATCATTCCGGTTAAATAAAATTGATGACGTTCAAAATAAAGCAAAGGAACTGAAGGAAGGTTTCGATGAGTTGGAATCAACTATTAAGTTTGAACAACAAAGAGAGCGTCAATTCAACGACCTATCGACGGAGATCACGAACTTAACGCATGGCATTTCTCAAAACAATACTCGGGTTAGTGGAAATCAACGACAAATCCGAGATTTTGAATATGAAATTCAAACTATTACCGAGAACCTTGCAAACCGAAATACTGAACATGAAAAGTTAGACGAATTCAAAACAAATCTATCAAATACATTCTCCGAATTATCGGATAGAAAACAAGAAATCGTCTATCATGATTTTGCTTACTCACTACTCAAAGACGATGGAGTAAAAACGAAGATCATAAGAAAGTATCTCCCATTCATTAATCAGCAGGTTAATCGTTATCTTCAGATGATGGATTTTTACATTAACTTTCATTTAGATGAGGAATTTAAAGAAACTGTGAAGTCTCCTATTCACGAAAACTTTTCTTATAGTTCTTTTAGTGAAGGTGAAAAAATGCGTGTAGATTTGGCTCTACTCTTCACTTGGAGAGAAGTTGCGAGACTGAAAAATTCCGTAAACACTAACCTGTTAATTATGGATGAAGTATTTGACTCTTCACTTGATGGATTTGGGACTGATGAGTTTCTTAAAATTATTCGATACGTCATCAAAGATGCTAATATTTTTGTTATTTCCCATAAGCAAGACATGCAGGACAAATTCCAAAGTGTCACAAGGTTTGAGAAAGTCAAAGGTTTTTCACGTATAGTGTCCTGATACACCAAAGAACAATGCAAGTCCCAAATAGACACCACCACTCTAAGAAAGAACAGAAGCGAAAACTGAAACCTCAGGCAATGCGTTCCCGAAAGGAAGCACTGAGACACTTCAAGAACCGTCATATGACCCTGCCCAAAAAGCAGGGTTCTTTTGTATAATGACTTTATACACTCAAATCCAATGAAACTCGGTTATTACTATTTGATTAAAGTTACCGACTCTGGCAGATCTGGACCTATTGCATCAAACGTTTGTGTTTGGTATAAGGGAGAGAGGACGCAATTTTATTCTCTTGATGAAGTTAGAGAAACTTT